CTCATATCATATTGAATCGCATAAATTGCCGCTAGATTTGATGCCGCCTCTTCCAATAATTTTTTAACATCTGCATTCAGGCCTGCGAAGTTATCAATAAAATTATACCTTGTTAAAACATTGATATAACTTTCTGCTTGATTAATAAACTCCTCTAATTCCTCGCCTGCGTCAGAACTCATAGTTGTGCTAACATTCGTGCCTGCTTTATTCAGCACTGCACCACTCACGCAAAATGTTCCAGTTGCCATCTTTTTACTAGGCTAAGAAAAGTTTTAAACCTTTCGCTTTTACACACCACGCAGCCCTTACTAGTGCCTCTGCGATATGCGTATAATTTCCGTAAATCCTTAACCTCCTTTCCGCTGTGTACTCAAATTGCACAGACGCCAAACTTCTCTTTAGTTCTGGCAAATCCAGCATCTTGATTTTTCCCTGCTCCATAAGAATTAGCAAATTACTATACAAATCTTCTTTCAAAATTTTTACTCTTTTGGTTTCGTCTTTATCAACTGTGCGAGATGAATTATTTATCCCCATTACTTTACTTCCTAGCTGCTCAATTAGAACATCTGTTACACCTGCTCCGATACCTTGATCATCCACAAAGATCTTTTTAAAATTAAATCTTTCATTCAACTTTAAAGCCCTCCCAATTGTATCAGTTAAAGAAATCTGCGAGGTGATAATTACTTTAACAACTTTTAAATTTTCTCCATCCATCTCAACAATCACAAATGCGTTTTCATCGCCTCCAAATCTCGCTACATCCAGCCCTAAATAATAACCTCTAGATGAATTAAAACTATTTTTATACTTCCATTCAATAATACTGCAACATCCTTTTATAAGTGCATTTTTGAACATCTGTGTATATTCTTCAACAAATTCCCCAAGATATTCTTGCGCAAATTCCATCTTGCTCATCCTTCTTTTTTCTTTATCCAAAAAGTTACGAGGAATCCTAGGACAATCAACACTTCTTAAATGAAAATGCCTAAAATCAGAATCTCCAAAACATTCAAAGAAATATCCGCCTTTGCCGAATGGAGTTGAAAGGAGGATTATTTTGCCCTTTGTTACTGCCAACATCGGCACTAAGGCCACCCAGACAGCCTCACTAATAAACGCTGCTTCATCTGCAATTAACAGATCTATAGAGAAGCCCCTGATAGCATAACCCGTTCTTCCAGCAGGGAGGCAATAGATACGAGTTCCATTAGTGAGTATTAGTCTCGTAAGTGTTGGTTCTTCTTCTACCATATCCGGATAGACTTCCAGGACCATACTTTTAATTTTCTCGAAGAGTAGTCCAGCTTGACGCTGGGAAGCAGCCACAATCATTAAAGTTTTTTTTGCATGTTCTACAGCATAAAAAAAGGCCTTCAGCGCGACTGCCGTACTTTTTCCTACTTGTCTGCCTGCGCGGATGACTATGTTGCCTTCCTCTTCTAATAGGTTCTTTTGCCATCTGTCTAGTTTGATGCCAAGCTTTTTTTTGCAAAACTTTTCCTTATCTTCTATGCTCTGCTTTTGAGATTTTTGAGGCATTTTTTATATAGCTTTGCAGCTTCTCCTTTGTATTTGCTTTAGCTAGTTCAGACTCAATTTTATTCATCAGAACTTTATCGTTTTTAAGCTCTTCTATTTTCCAATGGATGAGCCGATTTATTCGCTGTTCGGCTCTTTTGATTTGCCTTCTAAGCTTTGAGATTTTTTTTCCCATTTAATTGCCTTCTCCTGAAGATCCAGATACTTTTCAGTTGTGAGCATTGGTTGAAAGTTGTTATTCCAGTCTGTAAGTTTATCATGGATATATCTTTGATGATTTTCCAACAAGAATTTTAGTTTGTTTCTGTTCAGGCCTATTTTTTGCAGGCCTTTCTCTTCCCTTTCCTCTTTCTTTAGACGCTCTTTCTCTTCTTCTAGCTCATCTAACCTTCTTTCACGCTTCGGCTCTTCTTCTTTCTTCTCTTTCACTAAATTCCACAATGCCTCATTAGCCTCAGCTGAAACATTGAAATCTTGCTCCTTTAGCTTGAGGACTAGCTCATAATCCAATGTCAAACTCACATGAACCTTGCTCATTTTCCTAACCTTCATTTCCTGTGGAACTTTTTTACTACTTACTACTTTTAACTTTATACATACATACATACATACATACTCATATATATATTTTTTGTTTTTTGTTTTTAGAAAATTTGAGATAAAAATGTGAGGTGTGACTATATTTTCTTTCTTTCTTTCTTTCGTAAGTCGCTCCTTTCCTTCCTTTCCTTTCTTTCCTTTCTTTCCTTTCTCTCCTTTCCTTCCTTTCCTTTCTCTCCTTTCCTTTCTTTCCTTTCCTTTCTTTCCTTTCCTTTCTTTCCTTTCCCTTCTTTCCTTTCCTTCCTTTCCTTTCCCTTCTTTCCTTTCCTTCCTTTCCTTTCTCTCCTTTCCTTTCCTTCCTTTCCTTTCCCTTCTCTCCTCTCTCTCCCTTCCCTCTATGGTGGCTGTTCTATTCTCTCCGTCCTGAATAGAAGGAAGGTCTTTTATTTTTTTTGGGGCGGTGATAGCTTAAGCTATCACCGCCGCGGAGCCGAAAGATTTAAATGGTTAGCCGAGCGGAGCGAGGTGCCTTTTAAATCTTTACGGCAATACCGTCCGCCCCGTCAGGGGCGGACACATCCCTAAAGGTGCTAAGCCGAAGGCTTAGCTATTGCTCAGCGTCCCCGAGGGCGCTGAGGCGAGGCGAAAGATTTAAATGGTTAGCGAGCGAAGGCGAGTGCCTTTTAAATTTTTTGCTGACGCTTATACGAACGGAGTGAGCTAATGAGGCGGCGATCGGAGCGGAGTTGCCGCAGGGGGGCGGGCGTCTTTTTGCCGAAGGCAAAAAGCTTGCGGCGCAACTCCGCTCAGCCGCCTCCGCAGAACGCAGCTGATTTAAATCAACGCCCGCCCCCCGCAGCAGCCGCGAACGGAGTGAGCGGCACAACCGCAATAGTGGGGGCAATGCTAAAAGTCCTCAACATCCCAATCGGGCCCTATAAGAAAGCGATATCTGTTCAACCTTTTTAACCAACCCAGCTTTTTCAGTATCTCTATATAGCGGCTAACACTCCAATGACTTACGCCCACGACCTCAAATATCGCAAGCTCAACATCCCTCAAGCTAACAATATATTTAACAGCTCTATTAGAAAGGATCTGCATGATCCGCTTAGGCTTATCAAGACCACTCATTTAAACTCTCCTGGCTAGTCTGGCAGTTAGGACAGCGGATGCCCTCAGCGCTTCTATAGCATTGGCTACCGCATTTATAGCATATCCTATCTATTGGTATTGGCAAGCTCATTTTCTTTTTAGTGCGAGTATCAACGCTTTCACTAGCCCGTAACTCAAGGCTGTTGCCATTACTAACGCCAACAACTCAAACGATTCTACACATATCATCATGAAAGAGAAGGAATCGCACGAGGCGATTCCCAAGCTCTACCGAGCCCTCGACCAAGGCGGTAGCATGGCCTATCTCGTCAGCCCTTCAGATCTTACAGCTGATTATGATGCAGAGCGGCAAAGTACCACTCTGCAATGGATAAACTGAGAGTGCGAGTCTCAGTCTCACACCAAAGAGAAATGATGTGAGCGTTATGCTTTGCCGTTAGGCTGCTTGTCCTTTACATACAACACGGCCTTCATATCCTTACGCACTTTCATCTGCGTAATTTCCCACTCAAAGCGCTGACTAACCCATTTATCTGTGTCATGTCCACGCAAATTAGCCATTGTCTTTTGGCTAGTAATGTTTGGATAGTAGTTAAGCTCTGCTCCGTCACTTATCCTAACGATCATCTTTAGCTTCTCTTTAGTCTTCTCAGGGTTATCTAGATCTGCGGACTTCTCATACTGCGGTGCCTTTATTATGGTGAAAGTCTTGTCTTTAAGTGTTTCAATATACTCACCTGCCACGGCGATGCCTTTTAAAAAGTGTGCCATTTTCTAATTACCTCCTTCTAATTGA